AAAGTTACCTAAAGCATATGGAGAACGGTATAGCCGTTGAACCGGGAAGTGTTGATTCGCTTTACGTAGGTCTCTTGACTGCGCTGAAGAACCTTGGAAACGAAAAAATGAAGTTCTCTGCAAGAAAAACGGCGGAAAATTTTGATATTAGAAACGTAACCAAGAAAACACTGGACTTGTACAGAAAACTTCGGAGTTCTGTGCAATAGTTGCTCTAAACCTCTTTATATTCTCGCTTGCAAGTAGGGAATTTCTATCTTTAGCAAGGTCGGGGAAACTTGGATAAAGCATCTTTAGCACTGAATCCCGATAGAACTACTTGCGAGCCATTCAAGGTCTGTCTGACATTCGGCAAAGGTTTCAACTTCGGCAGTTTGTCCTAAGGCGAAAGGAAGGGACTCAGTAGCAAGGTAAGAAAGAAGAATCTCCTCAAGCCAAGAACGCTCGTTTTTGTATTTGTTTATGAGCTCTAAGAGTTTTTGATGTAGTTCAGGAGTTATCTCCTTGTTCTTGATTCCTAAATCAACCTTAAAGCGATAAGGCTCTCCACCGTATTCAAACCATTCTTTGATTTCTCCAGATACTCCTACTGCTTCAAGTGCCTTTTGAAGAGCGTACTTTGTGCCTTTAAACTTATGCAAGTCTATTGCATTAGCTAATTGCTTTCTGTAGGAAGCTGGAAGTATCTCTACGAACTCAAAACCCAAATTGCCTGCAAGGAGAGGTAATTTCTCTTCCGGGATAGAGTCTATATCTATCAAACTCCAGAGAGCCTCTATTTCTTCCAAGGCAATATCAAACTCTGGAGACAGAATTTCCTTAATGAATTCGTACCACTCTTTTTCATTATCTCTATAAAAGTCCGGAAATAGCTCATGAAACTTCAATGCTTACCTCTCCTAAAACGAGAAGTTTGTATCTTGCATCTGGAACGACGTTTGTAGATGGAGCGACTATGTCACAGTAATCAACGCCATCTATACCGTCTATCATTCTGTAAACGTCTGAAAGCCTAAAAGCCTGTCCCGGAGAAAGGGACTTGAAATAGTTCTTAAGCAAATTGATTGCAGTCTGCCTTATAGTTTCAAAGTTATAACCTACGATAGCCTTTATGGAAAGCTGAACGTTGACTGGAACAAATTCAATGTCTTTTATGTTTAGCTTATCTGTTAGAGCTCTTCTTTTAGCGAGGACCTCGTCAACTTTGGCTTTTAAAGCTTGGTCTGCATGGATAGGATTTCCCTCTTCATCTTCAGTAGCTATATACAAGTCAACAACTCCCGGCTCAGGAGATAATGCTACGGCATACTTTATGCCTTCAACTAAAACTTTAGCAAGGTTTTCGTAGTCCCAGCCGGTTACGGCTCTTTCGTTTGTTTTCAGTCTTACTATAGCGTTTCTTTTTATTTCCTCAATGCTTTCTTCATCAGCTCCACCAGTGAAAGGAGTATCGTTTCTAACCCTTAGAGGGACAACGTTACCGCTGACGTCTGTAATGGTGTCCACTATGCTGGTAAGCTTCCCTGAAAGGATGTTTCCAGCAGAACCTTCGGTTAAAAGGACCTCTATCAGAACTTTGGCGTCTTTGGGAGGATTAACGATTGTAATTACGTAACTGTCAGGAGTTTCTTCTACTTTAAAAGCCTTGTTTTCACTCAGAACAAGGTTGTCGGTTTCAAAGTATTGTTCTCCGTCAACATAGACTTTGACGTCGTAAAGTCTTTTATCTTTAACCTCAAAGCTTTCGTAGTATTCTCCACGGGCGGTGAAGATAAGAGTCTGGACTTCTCTTTGAATTGCCCTTACGCTTACTTCTGTTTGTCCTGCAGGAAGAGTAACAGTTTTCTCTGTTTCGTAGTAGATGCCGTTGGCTTCAAGTCTTGTTCTTTTCGGGATAACGATGTCTTTATCCCAAGGAGAGTCTAAAAAGAACGTAACAGTTCCTTCTGCGGGCTTTTTCCTCTTTGGAGAATAACTGATAAGTCTTGCAAGACTTACCACACTTCTCCTCTGCCTTGCTTTATCAAAGAAGAGCTCGTTCTCAAGCTGATTGACGTAAAAGCCGAGCATGTCTATTGCAAAGGCTACAGCTTCTATAAAGACTGTGCCTATGTTGGATTCCGTAAAGTCATTGACTTTATCAGGATACTTTTCCCTTATCCTCTGGATTATCCGTTCTTTGACGGCGTCAAAAGAAAGGTCGTACTTGATAGCCATTTTCTCCCTCAAAAATAGAAAAAGGCTAAGACAGCCGACTGACCGCCTTAGCCTTTTGAGAGTATTTTAATGCAAACTGATTGCTAAGTCAAAATTCACTTGTTAGAAGGGAATGCAACATCAACCTGTTTGGTTCCGGGAAGTCCAATTATCTCGTAGTAAATTCTAAATTTTACGTAGCTGTCCTTTCGTTCAATGAGCTCTAAATCTCTGAAAACAACCCTCTTTTCCCACTCTTTTATAGCCTCCTCCACTGCAACTTTCATTAACTCTACGAGGACATCATCGTTAGGCTCAAAGATTACTTTTCTCCAGTCTGAGCCGAAATTTCTAAGCATTACCCTTTCGCCTTTGGCAGTGAGGACTATCTGCTTGATGCTATCTGCAATAAGAGCTTCGTCTTCCTTGATAGGAGGAGTGGAAACTGTTCCTTGGTTAAAGCCAAGTCCGAAACCTTTGTAAGTAGCCATCTTTGACCTCAGAGAATTCTTTCGTGGTCTTCAGACGTTTCTGCGTTCTGCTTGATTTCATCTATCACGGCGTTTGCTATTGCAGTGGCAAACTTGTAAAGCCAATTGATTCCATCTCTTCCAGTGCTATCAGTTCTGAATCCTTGAGCTTCAAGCTCGGAGAGAATCCTATCTCTTAAGCTTTCCTTAGATAAAGCCATAACTAACCCTTACTTGCTTTTACGTTAATGGAATAGTCCGAATGAGGTCTTCCTGTGAACGGGCAGATACAGTCTTTAGTAACTACTCCCGATAAATCTCCTGTTCCACCATCTATTAGAACTTCCTTGTTAGCCTTGATAACTATTTTCCCATCCTTGCGGAGAATCAGGATTTCATTACCATTTGGGTCTATGACTTTGATAAAGCCTTCATCGTCAGAAATGTGAATCAGATTGCCGGCTGGAGTCTTTATCAGGAATTGCCTGTTGTCTTTCATTTCTTTTGTAGGCTCACCTTTTCCAAACCAAGTCCCTATCCAGATAGGCTTGGTTGTATCGGGTCTAAGGTTGTAATTTCCTTCAAAGGTTACCCATACAGTATCACCTTTTTTAGGAATCATCCAGAAGCCGTAGCCGGAGCTCCCACCTATCGGAAAGGCGGGATATGCCCATGGTAAATCTTCAGTCCTGTATCCGTCATAGAGCCCTATGACTCTAACCTTCAGCCTTCCTATTCCAAGGGGGTCTTTATCGTCTTCAACAATTCCTCTGTAGAACATCTTTAGCTCCTGTTTACGGTTCCTGAAACAGGTTCATTAGCAGTTGAAACGGCGTTTTTAACGAGTCTAAGCTCGGTTTTAAATTCTCCTACTGAAATCGTATGTTTGACGCCAACTACCTGATAAATGCCGCTTGTATAGTGGAGCTTGACTCTTTGTCTACTCTTCAAATAGACAAGGATTTTGACGTTGGAAAGAGGTTTTATATCGGGGTCTCCAAAAATTTCTGCACTTGCGGTTATTGGAATGTCCGCACTCTTTCCCCATAGATTCTTTAATGCAATCAGTTCCCTCCCTGTTTCACTTGAAAAGGGTCTTAAACTTTCTGCTCCTATGGAGATTTTCTTGGTATCAAGTTTTACGTTTTTAACCGTTCTTTGGTCTATTTCAAAAACCTGCCTCTGTTTTGTAATTGGGTCGTAACGAACCGCTTTTACCCTTTCTCCTGCAGAGTTGATTCCAAGGAGCATACTGCCCTTTATCTCCGGTTCAAAACGAAGTAAGGAATTATACTGCAAGTGAGTTGCATTGTAGGCAAAGGTTTTTACAGGTTTATCCTCAAACTTTAGCCTTTTGAAGTGGAGTTTATTATCTCTCCAGTTTACAGTGAAGGGAGATTCATTACTTCTTTGGTTAGCAAAAGGGAGGAGCTTCTTTAGGATAAACTCGTAATCTGTCTCATTCTGCTGGTAGAAAATTCCTTTCTCTTTGACATCGTCAACTTCACACTCTATTCCATTCTCCCTGCATATCTGCTTCACTATGTTTGAGGGAGTATCGTTAAAACTTCTGTTCTTTTCCTTGCTCATTAGGGGGATTCCGCCTTGGGCTACTGTTTTAATCTCAACTTTTATCCCTACTGGCATGAAGCGTGGAACGTAGTCAAGGATTTCTCCCTTAAAGACATAGGAAGATTCCCTTTTTCCGTAGGCATCTATCCAGCCAAACTGAAACTCTATTTTTGCTCCTATGTGAGAGGCAAGGATTGACTCTATGTAATCGCCAGTACTGTCAAAAAGGGAAATAGTAGCCGTAGCAATTCTGTCTGCTGGGATATCTATTTCGGCAGAGAGTCTTTCAACGTCAACCGGAAGTCCCCTACCTTCTAACTTTACAGTCAAAAAAGGTCTCTTGTTAACGGGAAGCATTTATCCAGTCCTCTATATCTTCAACGTAGGGAATCCGTAGCTTTTTGCCGGGAACGACTTCCTCTAAAGGGTTAAGAATGTCATTAGCTACAGCAATAGCCCACCAGTAATCGTGAGTGCCGTAGTAGTTAAAGCTGATTAGGTCTAAAGCTCCTTCTTCGCCGGGTTGAACAACGTGTATCGTTTGAAACCTTGTGAACTCTGGTCTTTCCCAAAGTCCGTAATGGTCTCCATAAACAGGTGTTCTTGCAAAGCGGGAGCTTGACATTACTTCCTCACATCGTACGCAGAAACTTTCTCTTCGTGGACGGTGAATTCAACTGTAACAGTTGCATATCTTGGAAGCCCTCTTTTTACGTCCCAGACGTCTCCATACCGGACTTCAACTTCTCTTAAGTTACCAACACAGCTAAAAGTGTTGCCCCATATTAGCTTTACGTCTGGTGGAGTTGTTAAGGCATTTCCTACCTTTGCTGGATAGGTAAGGCTTTTTAGAAACCTTATCTTCTTTTCTACCTCATCGCCGTTGCCGTAGAAGGTGAGAGAAAAGCTAATTGTTCTGTGGGAAGATGAGGAGAAAACGGGAACGGGAGCTGAGTTGCCTATTACCTCAACGTCGTTGTAGTTGGCACTTTTTCTCTCTACCAAATCAGAAGGCTGGAGTTTTCTGCCGTCAATCTCAAATGAAAGGTACTCTTTGGTTGTTAGGTCTATGAGCATGCCTTTCATGGTTTACCCTTAAATAGCGAACCTTCCGCCTGCAATCATTTCTGCCTCCGTTGCTCCTTAAATTCCCTTTCCAAACGGTATATGAACCACTTCCTTTCTGCAACCGACATATTTAGAGCTTCTGTGTAGCTGATAGAAAAATGCCGTGTGAGGAGATAAATCTCCTCAAGCACGGCATTTAGGAACTTACTCTTCTCTGAACTCGGAAGGTAGAAAGAACTCTAAGGTAATTGGGATGTTAGCTGTGAAGGACTTCCCGCATAAAGGACACTTTAGCTCCTGCCTAAAATCAACGCCGTGGTCAAGGAGTTTTTCAGCTTTTCTTAGCTTCGCAAGCTCTCTTCCGATGAGTCCTTCAACAAAGTCTATTTTTTCGGATAGGGAAACATCTTTACCGTCTATGGCTCTTATCATGTATGCGTATCTTACGGGGAAGATGTCTTCAAAGCTTCTTCCTTGTGCCGCCAATTGAGACTTGTAGTCGTTAATCTCCTTTACCTCTTGTGAGGTTAAGGGAGATAACGCAACCTTCTTGCCTGCAACTTCCACTTCTAACGGTAGCTTTTCAACTTGAATCTCCTTAATCGGAAGCTTTTTAAGGTCTATAAACTTCTTGAAGACTTTACCGCAGGCAGGACAGTCTATTTCTACCGAGTAGTCTGGGAAATAGGAGTTAACCCTTAGCCATACGAGGAGAAAAGACTTATCTCCTTCTGTTAGCTCTTCAGCCTTTGGACCTTCCTTAATACACCTGTTTAGGACCCTATTAACGGCACTTTCAATCGTGTCTCCAGTAGCAGAAGCGATTATCTTCTCTTCTCGTCCAGTTATAGGTCTAATCAGGACCTTTTCGCTGTATCCCAAAAGCCCTTTACTTGGCAGTTTTACTTCTACTGGTTCTGGCTCTACAAACGCCATATCTCCTCTCCCCTTTGGTTAGATTTCTAACTCCATGTAACGGTAGATGCCTTGAACTTCGTATTGTTGCTTTTCAGAAGCCGACCAATCCCAGTTGTGATTAGCCGGTTTAAGCCACATAGAGCTAATCTTGTAGCTGAAAAGTTTCTTTCCTGTCCCGTCAAGAACTATGAGCCTTCCATCAAAGGCGATGTCTTTAATATCCTGCTGGACTCCTCCGTTCTTTGGGTCAAAGAGCATCCTACTGCAGGCTTCAATGAACTTAACGCCTGTAAGGTTTGTATCCTTTCTTATGTCCACGTTGAAAGTGATGTCTCCAGCTCTTACTTGTCCGGGAAGGCGGTCAACAAAGTTTAGATAAGGAACTTCAACTTCCTGAACTTCGTTTCCTTGAATATCAACAACTGCTATTTCCATTGAAATTAGCTTTGCCTGACCGTTTATTGCAGACTGAATTGCTGGTGGAGGATAAACTTCCATAACCGCTAAGTTCTTTCTAACCACGTCAAGTAGAGGAGCCATCGGGCTTATCTCTCCAACTACTGGAGGGGTAAAGTTAAAACTCATCGTAGCCTCCTGTGCAATTTAATTGCTTACTGAACGTACTCGTTAAACTCTGCACCTGTTCTTAAGATTCCGAACTCGTTTACTATGACTTCCGCTGCCTTTGTAGGCTTTATCAAGATTTTTCCATACATGAGATATTTGTCTATCACTTCAGGGGTATTGGTGGTCTCGTCGCAAATGGTGCGGAAGTCGTAGATTCCACGTCTTTTCATTATGTCTTCAAGGAGTGGGTCAACAATTCCCTTCCACTGTCTCCATGTGAATGGGTCGTTAGGTTCAAATACGAGATACTTAGTAGAGGTAGCTACTACTTTCCTGATGTAGAGAAGGAGTCTTCTAACGTTGACTCTGTCAAGGGCTGAGGGTTTCCTCTGGAGGGTTCTCTGTCCCCAGATTGCTATGCCGTCCTTCTTAAACTTGACAATGGGGTTAAGAGCGTTCTGGTTGCCATACATCAGCTCTATTTCGCCTTGCGTTGGGTTATACTCAACGTCAAGAGGAGTAACAAGCCTACCTCTGTTTAAGCCTGCTGGTGCAAACCACGGGTCTGCTACCGTGTCTGTGTAGGCATATACGCCAGCAACAAAACCTTCCGGCGGAACCCAAATTTCTTTGTCTCTCCACTGGTCGTAAACTTTCAGCCAGCCGTAGTACATAGCTCCGTAGGAGCTGTTGAAAGCCTGAAACGTTCCGCCGTCTCCGTTGTGCCACTCTACTGCTTCCTGTGGGGTCAATCCTTGGGGAGTGGAATGAATACTCATACAGTCGCCTCTGCTTTCGCAGATAGAGAGGCTCTTGTTAATTACTTCCGGCTCTGTCCATCCCGGAGCCATGATGATGTTGACGTCTATGTCGTTTGGGTTAGCGATGGTGTCAAGGGCTTTCATTATGTCTCCAGAGGTAACGGCACTTCCGTCTGAACCTCCGGCAAGCTGGACTTTGCCTTCTGTAGGATTCTTTAGCTCAAGAACCTTGAACTCAACGTAGTTACTTTTTGCGTTCTGGATAAACTCCTTTGCCTCTGGATACTTAGAGGTTTTGTAATCGTGAACCTCTACAACGTTATCTTCTTTATCAAGAGCTATGAGAACTCGGTAATAATCTTCGTTTATTGGCACAACCTTGACGATAACCCTGTTGTAGTAGTTTCCTTCACCTATGGCTTCTGCTTTTAGAACCTCAGTTCCACTTGCGTCTTTCAAGACTGCCGATGCTTTTGTTGCGTCCTCGTGAACAACTCTTACGCAGTAGAGCATACTTCCCTTTTCAAGGAATGCTAAGGCACTGAAGAAATCTTGGTTGATAGCAGAAGGTATGGGCTGACCGTTGTCTCCGAAAAATGTATTCACAAGTTGATTGAAGTTGGTACTGAGTATTGCTTCAAAGGTTTTCCCTTTTGGGGAAACTATAGGCATTGCTGCTATGGAGGTTGAAAGAACGGCGGCATAAGTGGAAAGGTCTTTCTCTACTGAATAAGCTCCGGGAGCTACAAGGATTCCCATTTTTAGCCTCCGTCAAGTTCGGTGATTTCTATTAAGCCTCTTTCTTCAAGCCTTTTGAGGTTTGGAGGTATTTTGACGAGGTCAAGTTGGAGCTTTTCAAACGGGTTAATGCGAACTCCACAGACAGTTAAGTCTTGTCCTGAAATGTTTCTTATGAGGAAAGTTTTCTTTTTTTCTTGGGAATCACTTGACGCAAAAGTTTTCTGGGTTGTTTTTGATTTCCTTACTTGGAAACTACCTTGTTTAGTCATAATGTCCCCCGAAGCTGAAGTTTTCACTTCTCTTAAGTATGATAATGCAAACAAATTGCTAAGTCAAAATTAAGATGGTATCGTATCCTCAATAATGCTTTTAAAATGTTTTTCAATTCTTCCTTCGGCGGATAGCCAGCTTTCCACTCTGAGTGTTGAAATAAACCGAAGAATCCTATCATCAGATTCAGACTCAAGCTCAGAAGCGTCTGAAAGGTCCTCAAGGAAAACAGGAAAAATAAGTCCACCGCAATTTATCTTCCCACCGTAAGAAAACCAGTGAACAAGTTGGGTCTGAAGATAGGAAACATCTGAATAATACTTGCACCAAACGTCAACCTGATACTGGACATCAACAGGAGTGAACTTAGTTATATCCCAGTCTAAATCTTCCCTTCTGATGGGGACTCCATAGAACGGTCTTATAAAGGCGTTGAACCTTGAGGGATTAGGCATTACGGAGACTCTAAAAAAGGAGACCATAGGTAGAGATTTCCTTGCATCATTAGCAAATGCTTTCTCAGGAGTGGCATAAATGACTCTTACGGGAACACTTTTTCCGTCCGTGTCAAGATAGACTAATCCTTCAAGGGCTTTCTTTAATCCTTCATCAACTTCCCTAAGCGTTACCATTTTCTACCTTTCTCTTTCAGGAATTTATTCCAGAAGTAGCGGATATTCTTTGAAACGTAGTCAAAAGCTGGTCTCCAATGAGGTCTTGGAGGCATTCTCCTTGTTCCAAACTCCAGCCATTTAGCAAGGTCTCCCATTCTCACCGCTCTGCCTTCAAAATAGTGGAGTTTCTCTTTATCTACACCGGCAACCCAAAAGTTTCCAGAACGGTAGACTTTGAAGCTGTCTAAGTATTGACCTGTAGCTATTAGGATTCTCGTATCAAGTCCTTTTCGCTTTTTCCATTTAAGGTAATTAGGAGAAAGAGGTTGCCATTTGTTACTCCACCTCTGCTCTAAAATGGCGGTTTTAGCCGTTTCCACAATCCTTTCAGCAACATACTTGTCAAAACCTCTTCCAAGTCTTTCGCCTTTTTCTTTTAGCTTCTGCTTTATCCTTTTAGCAGGCTGGTAGTTCCTCCCTCTAACTTGAATTCTAACCGGCATTTTCGGTTACCCGTTTGGCTGTTGCTACAAACTGAATAAAACTTCCTGTATTGCCGAAGAAATCTCCTCTATCGGGTCCAAAGGTGAGGATTTCGTATTCGTCTCCTTCCTTGAGAATTACTCTGTCTCCAATTGACACCGTCAAATTTTTCTCTTCAAGGAGAGGTTTAGAGAAGGTAATCAGCAAGTCTCTCTGCTCGTCTATTCCGTACCTTGAGAGAAGCTTCAATGGTGGATTTCTAACAACGAAAGCATCTATCTCTACAGGTTCTTTGTAAACTCTGTTTTTGGCTTCTCCGTATAAGTCATCAACGGCGGTGGACTCTCTATCAAGGACTTTAACCTGTATGGTCTCAAAGTAGAGTTTAAAGAGCTCCTTATGGAAACCTTCGGCAAGGGTAAGCTCATACTGTCCAAACTTCACCTTCTTCCAGCTCCTTTACCTGCTATTTGTCTGCTTCTCTTCTTTATTGCGATTATCCTGCAGGTCTCGTAAGCCTCTTTTTCTGA